TATGGGTCCTGTGGTTGAAACTGTATACAAAGGGAGAGAGGCGTCTACTGAAAGCATTGTCAATTTCCTTAATAAGGTCTGTGAGGTGGAACTTGAAAAGTATATTGAAGGTTCTTACCAAGAACTGGCGGACTATGTAAACGCCTATGACCAGAAGATGCAGATGAAACGTGAGAACATCGCAGAACGTGGTATTTGGACCGCGAAGAAGAGATACATTCTCAACGTATGGGATAGTGAGGGTGTTCGATATAACGAACCCAAACTTAAGATCATGGGTATTGAGGCAATTAAAACCTCAACGCCAGCTCCTGTGAGGAAGATGATTAAGGATGGACTTAAACTCATGATGAGTTCAACCGAAGAGGAGATGCAAGACTACATTGAAAAGTGTAGAACTGAGTTCAAACAACTTCCCCCAGAAGAGATTGCTTTCCCTCGTAGTGTTTCTGAAATTAATAAATGGAAATCTTCAGCTACTCTCTATGAGAAAGGTTGTCCAATTCACGTTCGTGGGGTGATTTTGTACAACCACTGGACTAAAAAGAAAGGATTGGAAAGGAAGTATGCCCCAATCCAAAGTGGCGAAAAGATTAAGTTTGTCTATCTCAAGACGCCAAATCCTATGCAAGAGAATGTCCTATCATTCATCCAAGATTTCCCTAAAGAATTGGATCTACATAAGTATGTGGACTACGAACTGCAGTTTAATAAGTCATTCATTGAACCTATGAAAATTATCATGGACTGCATTGGATGGACTGTTGAAAAAACCAATACCCTTGAAAGTTTCTTCCTATGAGTGAGATTAATATTCAGGCAGTGCATCCATTTGGTCCTGCCTTACTTGAAGTCGATTGTCCTATGGACCTTATCAATGGTCTTAATGACCTGGTTGATAATATGGATGATGAAACTCTGGAACTTTGTTCCAACAAACATACGAAAAATCCCAACTTCCCAAACCTACTCAACAGGGGATTTGAGATCATTTATCTTCTGAAGGATCAAGTTGAAAAATTGACTTTAGATTCTTTCATTTTGGCAATGTCTCAACAGTATTTGACTTATCTGGGTCGTCCATGTGATACCTTGAATATTCCTGCCCCAGATTGGGATGATAGATATTCTGATATATGGATAAACAGGTACTTTAAAGGTGACATTACTCCTCCACATGGCCACAACCACTTTTTGTCTGGAGTAATTGTTTTGAAACTTCCAGAGAATATTCCTGATGATTTGGATATGCCAGATCGCCCTGATAGGTCTTTGGAATTCAACCATAATGATGAACTATATCTCCCTAAACAGGAGGTAGGTAAAATGTATATCTTCCCTAGTCATCTTAGACATTGGGTTCACTTCCATGTTTGTGATGAAGAAAGGAGATCTCTTAGTTTTAACGTAGGCGCATGAAACAGTGGATTGTATCTTGGTCTAATGATGGAGTATATTGGTCCCAAGAAAATATGAGAATTTTTGAGGGTTACGAAGCTGCCACTTGGTTTGCAAAAACCCAAGAGAATGAGTATAATTATGTGAGAATGCATGAAGTAAAGGATGGTATTTGATTATGGATTTTTTAAAAGACATTGTTAAAGAGATTGGCGATGACTACACCCAACTGGCCTCAGATATTAACGAATCTGAAGTATTCGTTGACACTGGTTCGTTCATCTTTAATGCTCTTTGTTCTGGGTCTCTCCATGGTGGGATCTCTGATAGGAGAATCACTGCTATCGCTGGCGAATCTTCTACGGGCAAAACCTTCTTTTCTCTCTCTGTTGTCAATAATTTTCTTCAATCTAATCCAGACGGGTATGTTCTGTATTTTGATACAGAAGCCGCAATTAACCGTCAACTTCTAGAAGATAGAAATATTCCCCTGGATAGGTTTGTGGTTGTGAATGTGGTTACCGTTGAAGAGTTTCGTAGTAAGGCTCTGAAGGCGGTAGACATGTATTTAAAAAAACCTGAAGAAGAACGCAAGCCCTGTATGTTTGTGTTAGACTCTCTAGGGATGCTTTCCACTGAGAAAGAGATCACAGATGCACTCAACGACAAGCAAGTTCGGGATATGACCAAATCCCAACTTATCAAAGGTGCTTTCCGTATGCTCACACTCAAGTTGGGTCAAGCGAAGATTCCTATGTTAGTAACCAACCACACTTATGATGTCATCGGCGCTTATGTTCCTACAAAAGAAATGGGTGGTGGCAGCGGTCTTAAGTACGCCGCTTCTACTATCATCTATCTCTCAAAGAAAAAAGAAAAAGACGGAACAGAAATCGTTGGAAACATTATCAAAGCTAAGGCTGCTAAGTCGCGTTTGACAAAGGAGAATAAAGATGTGGAAATTCGTCTTTATTATGATGAGCGTGGTCTTGATAGATATTATGGTCTTCTTGAGCTCGGTGAGATTGGCGGTCTCTGGAAGAACGTTGCTGGACGTTACGAAATGAATGGGAAGAAAATCTACGCGAAACAAATCTTGGCTGACCCAGAAACTTACTTCACTGAAGAAGTTATGGAACAACTGGAAGAAGTCGCCAAGGGACAATTTACCTATGGATAAATTCATCAAGACTTTTGATCGAGTCTTTGATGATATTACTTGTCAGTCCTTGATTGCTATATTTGAAGACTCCTTATATCAAGAGAGGATTGACAACGCAGGCCGGCCGAATTTCACGCAAGTAAATCTCAACGATCATAAAGAGTACTCTAAGTTTACTCAACTATTAACTTATAAGATAGTTGATGTGATGAAAGAGTACAAAAAGGATTTAGAAGAATTTACTGCCTGGTGGCCTCACAAATTGTATTTGGAACAATTCAGAATCAAAAAATATGAACCAGATTCTGATGATATGTTTGATCTACATGTAGATGTTCAGGATCATGATTCATCCAAAAGATACCTGGCGTTTCTTGTTTATTTGAACGATGGATTTACTGGAGGTCAGACTGCTTTTCCTTATCATGATTTGACCTTTGATGCAGAACCTGGTAGAGTCTTGGTGTTTCCTCCTACTTGGCAGTATCCACATATCGGATTCCCTGTTCAGGAAAAACCAAAATACATTATGAGTACATACTTGCACTACAATTGATGGAGACGATCGAAAATACTATACTGAAGAATCTTCTTATCAATGAAGATTATGCTCGGAAAGTTTTGCCTTTTATCAAGACAGAATATTTTGACAATACTCATGAGAAAGTAGTCTTTGAAGAGACTGCAAAGTTTATTGCCCAATACAATAAACTTGCAACAAGAGAAGTTCTCCACATTGAATGTGAAAAGAGAAGTGATATCAATGATACTACATATAAAGAAGTCTGCGAGTACATTGATAATTTTGATTCGGAACAATCGAATCATGAGTGGCTTGTAACTCAAACCGAGAAGTGGTGTCGTGATCGTGCAATTTATCTTGCTCTTGTAGAGAGTATTGGTATTGCTGATGGTAATAATGAAAAGAAGGGTGTAGATGCCATTCCTTCTATTCTCTCTGATGCTCTAGCAGTATCCTTCGATAATCATGTTGGTCACGATTACTTAGAGGATTATAGTGAACGTTATGACTTCTATCACCAGAAAGAAGATAAGATTCCCTTTGATCTTGAGTTCTTTAACAAGATTACGAAAGGTGGTCTTCCTAACAAGACTCTTAATGTCGCTCTTGCTGGGACAGGTGTTGGTAAGTCTCTTTTCATGTGTCATATGGCTAGCTCCGTTCTGCTTAACGGACGTAATGTGCTTTACATTACAATGGAAATGGCAGAGGAGAAAATTGCTGAACGTATTGATGCAAACCTTTTGAATGTCCCTGTTCAACAACTGACAGATTTGCCTCGTCAGATGTTTGAAACAAAAGTTAGTAACCTTGCAAAGAAGACACAAGGAACCCTTATAATTAAGGAGTATCCTACAGCATCAGCACACAGTGGACACTTTAGGGCACTTCTTAATGAACTTGCACTTAAGAAGTCATTTAAACCTGATATTATTTTTGTTGATTACCTTAATATATGTGCTTCCTCACGATATCGCGGTAACCTTTCTGTCAATTCATATAGCTATATTAAGGCGATTGCAGAAGAGTTACGAGGGTTGGCTGTTGAGGCAAACGTCCCTATCGTATCTGCCACGCAGACCACTCGCTCTGGTTATAATAGCAGTGATGTTGACCTTACTGATACTAGTGAATCCTTTGGTCTTCCTGCTACTGCTGATCTTATGTTTGCCCTTATTAGCACCGAGGAACTTGAATCCTTAGGTCAGATTATGGTTAAACAATTGAAGAATAGATACAATGATCTTTCGGTAAATAAAAGATTTGTAGTTGGCATTGATCGCGCAAAGATGCGTTTATATGACTGTGAACAGTCTGCTCAGAATGATATACTTGACTCTGGGCAAGAAGAAGAGTATGATCATCAAGATAAGATCCAGTCCAAAAATAAGTTCTCTAAGTTAAATTTCTAATGGAAAAAGATTTCAATAAACAGTTTATTGAGGAATATTGGTTAGATGTACATACATCACAATGTTTACTTGATTTTGCCCAACAGTTAAAAGATCAGGGATTGATGTATCTTGGTAAATCGGGCATTAATGGAAACGTTAATAGTATTATCAAAGATTGTCTAGAAGTTTCTTTGAGTGAGATTCCTCCTCAAGTTATGGATGGAGATGATTTTACAAGTTATGGGTTGAATACTTATAAGGATCATCTCATGCAAAAAGCCACAGAGTATTCTGACAAGTATCTTGGTGGTCTTCCTATCTGTACTGTTGGTCCTCCTAAAATTCAATGGTATGACCCTGGTCAGGCATACTATGCAGAACACTTTGATAATGGAATGGAACATGATCATAGGTTAGTTGCGTTCATTACATATCTTACTGATATTGAAGAAGGTGGTGGTACTCAATTTATTCACCAGAATTACACTGTAAAATCTCAAAAGGGAAAAACAGTATTCTTCCCAGCAGGTTATACTCATCTTCATAAGGGTGTGATTGCTCCTAATGATACCAAAGTAATTTTCACTGGATGGTTCCAGTGGTTCACGGCCCTTGACGAAACCGTCCAAAGAAGTGTAAAATAACTACAAACAGACTTTTAATATGAAAATCGATTTTGAACGCTATCAAAAATTTGTTGATGCTGTTACTAGCGACGCCTCTACTGATTTTCTCGCGCTTTCCGACCGCCTTGTTACCCTTGATGAGAAGGGTGCCAATATTGAGCGACTTCTTACTGCGGGTGTTGGTATTAATGCTGAGGGTGGGGAGTTTCTTGAAATCAT